TCCGATCTGGGGGATTAATTTATTGAATTCTTCCATCACATTTGATACCTTTGAATTTAATCTAGCCATAATATCAGGTAAACTAAAGAAACCCTTTTGAGTATGTTGTGCTTTTTCTGAGCTATATTTATGATGAGCAATCATTCCATTACTACATACTTGTCTAAATGCACCTAAATCCATTTCTATGGGTTTTGAGCCATTACATGAATTTGAAATATTTAATGTAGCAATAGCTTCAGTTTGACCTTTATTATTTTTAATACCAAAATCAGGGTGTTGCATTTTGATCATATGAGATTTGATTCTTCGATCATTACCTCTTTGTTCGTAAGCACCATTAATATTCCAACCTTCTTTTTGAAATCCCTCAATAGCATCTAAGGTTTCAATTTGATACTCTTTAGATTTAATTTTTTGATTATCTCTCCAACCTTTATCAAGTGAAGGAATAAAAGCTTGTAACTTATTTAAATCATTGTTTAAGGGAATAAAATTACTTTTTGTTGTTCTCATAATATAGGTTTTTAGTCGTTTGTTGTTTCGTATGTGTAATGTACAGTATCTTGGTGAATAGCAAAATGCATTTTAAAATCTTTATCACAATCTCTGTTTTTAGAAAAATGCATTGTACGAGATAAACCACTTTTATCACGTTCTATGTGACACATTGCATCTGTCATGTGTTTTATCCTGTTTGATCCTGCAAAATCACCAGCTTTAGTAACTTGTTGGATATTGATAAAAGTAGTGTAGTAATCACCTTTATTATTACCTTTTTTATTCTGATCTTGTAAACCTAACAACCAATGCTCAGCTGCACCTTCTGTCATTTTGTAATTATCTCTTACCATATCAATTACTTCTGCAATCGAGTCGATACAAACTACATCATAACCTTGATCAAAAACATATTCTAATGTTTCTTTAACACAGTGTGAGTAATTTTTTAGAAATAATGTTTGAACGCAGTTAAATTTTGGTAATCTTTTGCAGTATTTAAAATAAGCTATTTCATCCATTTCACCACTTACAAATAAGCATTTGTAACCTTGAAGAGTAAAGTTAGCTAACATATCAAGTGCAACTGTTGATTTACCTGAACCAGGTCCTCCTACAAGAACCATATTAGTTCCGGGCATTAAACCACCTTCAGTTGATAAAATAGCATCTACTTCACTATTAGTTTTAATAGGACGAAATAATTCATCATTAAATTTAAGGTCGGAACCTCTAAATAATTCTACTTTAGTTGGATTAAAATCCGGAACAATAGATTGTGTTTTTGGACGACCTCTACGTTCTACTTTTACAGGAAGAGCTGTTGTTCTAATTGTATAATTCATAACCTTTATTTATTTAAATTTATACTTCAATATACGAAAAAATATTTGGGAAGCCAAAAAAAACCCACCAAAAAGGTGGGTTAATTTTATATTTTTTAAACTTGTATTAGAAGTTCAAGATGCAATAATCCATTGCTATTGTCATAGAGATTTCAGCTGCAGATTCACCTTGAGCCCAATCATAGTCTCCGAATGTTGCTGTTTTAATAAATGCACCTTTAATGATCCATTCACCAACTACATCACCTACAGGACCTAGGATATTCATTGTTAAATCTTTTTTATAGAAATCTGAGTATCCATCTCTACCTGTTACAGATTCGTGAGATAAACGCATCCATTCCATTACTGCTTGAGATCCTGCTGGAGCGATTGGATCGTATAAAGATAAGGTCATATCATTCCATCTTACTTTACCTTTAATTTTACGGTAAACGTTGATGTGGTCTAGTGTGATTTCACCTGCATCGAATCCAGGAGCAGAAGCTTTCTTGATCATATAAGCTGGGATACCTTGTATGTACAATATGAATCTATTTGATACCTTAGGTTCAAATGCAGTGAACATTATTTCGTTTGGGTTTAATACTGCCATGTTATATTTTGTGTATTATTTTATTATTATCTGTTTATAATAAATATTAGGGAAAGAAGCCCTTTTATTTAGGGCTTCAATTCCTAATCATTTTTATGCGAAAGTAGCACCTGTTGGTGTAATATTAAAGTCTAATATAATAAACTCAGCAGTTTTAGTTGGTTGAAGGAAAATTTGACCTAACAATTGATTTCTATCAATCACATCAGCAGTGTTATTTGATTCATCCATTACTACTTTATAAGAGTATAAACCTTGTCTTTGTTGAACTGATTCAAGATATGGGTTTGCTTGGCTTAAGAATCTATTTCTTGTAACTGCTGTGTTTTGTTCGAACACTAATCCGTTAGCAATCTGACCAATATATGATTTTAATTCAATCAATAGTCTTCTAACATTGATTCTGTCTAAGGCTGATGCTTTTCTTTGTAATGTTTTTTGTCCGTAAGCAACAACACCTTGACCAGGGAATGTAGCTAATGAATTAACTCTACCAGCGTATAATGTATCTCTATCAGATGGAGCTAATTTTCTTTCAGCTTGAATTACACTTAATCCACCTCTTGTAAATCCTGCAGGAGCGAACCATGGAGCACCTACTCTATCGTTATAAGCGTAAACACTTGGAATAATAGTTGATGGTGGAACCCATGTTAATTTTCCTGTATTTGGAGCACTAATTTGAACCCATGGATAATAAGTTGCAGCATATGAACTATCAACTGCAGTAGCATTATTAACTACAGTAGCAACATTATCTCCAAGATCAGACATATCAACAATTGCGATACAATCACCTCTATTGACTGCTAAATTAGTTAATGAAGTAATAACTGCATTTCCTGCTGTAGCATAAATACCTGGGGTTGTGATTATATTAAATTTAAATTCATCAACATTATTTAATAAAGAGATTGATGAAGTATAATTAGAATTTGATAAACCATAAACTCCACAATTTGTTCCTAAAGCACCACCAAATGATCCACTTTGAGCTGTTGGTAAAGATGATGTATATTGTGGTTTTGGATTACCATTTCCATCTAAATAATTAGGAGTTGTGTAAGATATTGATTTTACTCTTATATATTTAGATTTGTTAGTATAATCTCCTGTAATTTGAGTATACCCATTATCAGTAGAAATAGATTGATTACCAATTACTGCTTCAATATAGTTTAGAGAGTTTGGATCTAAAGATAAACCTAACCATTGTTCTAATACTACTTTAGAATTGATATTATCATCACCTCTTCTAATTAGTAAATCAAAAACACCACTTCCTGTGTTAGAGTTTACAACTTCAATTCTAAGATTATTTACTGAACCTGAAGGTAATATATTATTTGTTCCTTGAGTACTATAACTGTTATTAATAGCACCTTGAGATAAGGTTTCTAATACAAATGCAGTATTTGGTGAACCATCAACTCCTCCTTGGAAAATTTGATTTACTGGTGTTCCTACACCAAAGCTACTAGTAAGTGAAAAAGCATTTTGTGAAGTACCTGTAGCATCAGTAAAGAAAGTTAATTTTCCTCCAGAAAATGAAGCTGAGAAATAACTTGATAATCCACTTGTTCCATTATTAATTGCATCTACTACATATCCAGCCCATGCAGCAATTGAAGGTACTGCGTTTAGACCATCAAATGGGTTAGTATTTCCATTACCTACACCTAAGTAAATATAGTTAGGACCATCAAAAAATGAACTAGTTACAGCATAAGGATAGTTATAAATTACATAACTAACATTACCTACAGCAGTTGAAGCATTAATTTGAATTTGATTCCATGAAGCTGTACTAGCATTTACAACCGTAAATGAAGCAGAAGCTACAGTACCTGCTACTAAAGCTATATTATTTGTTACACTAGAAGTTGCAGGAGCAAAGGCACCACTTACAGCTCTAGTTACTAATAAAGTAGTTCCACCTTGTTGGAAATAATTATAAGCAGAGATTGAGGTTAAATACTCATAAGAAGCTCCTCCACTAATGAAAGAACCACCGAATTTATTTAAATAGTCACTATAAGAAGTAACTAAAGTTGGAATTCTAACAGGACCAGATACCGCTGGTCCTATAATAGCTGCTCCCGCAGTAATAGGGCCTTGTGTAATTTGGGATTGGTCATTTTCTCTGGTTAGAACACCTGGAGATAATAAAGTTTCAGCCATTTTGTTTTATTTTGTTTTTAATGTTAATCATTTGATAATAAATATTACAAGAAGGCTCAAAACCTATATTTTAGGGATATGTTATTTCACCTGTTTGTAGATTAATTGAAACATCCCCATAAGTTTCTTTAAGTTTTTTACTTAATTCAACCTCAGCAGATATAATTTTGTCGTATTGTTGTTTTAAAAATTGTTCATCTTTTTCAAGTTGCAATTTTTTAAACCCTAATTGACCTAATTGAGCAATTAAATTTTCAGATTTAGATTGAAAATCTTTAATTTCTTGTAATTCTGTTTCTTGTAACTTTGTTGGTTTAATCATAACGTTATTTTTATTGTTTTTTATTTAATTTTAGAATAATGCTGTCCATGTTGTCCCATTATAAAAATATGGTTTACAATCTGCACCTGAACCTGATACTATAAAGGATCCTGTTGGTTGTCCTGTTGGTAATGAACTTGTTGGAACTAGTGTTAATATATTATCAATAGTAACTGCTGCAGTACTTCCTTTAATTCTAATTCTTTCAGTATTAGCTGTTTTAAGTACTAAATCCCCAGAAGCTCCAAGATCAGTTGTAGTATTGATAACGGCATCTCCTCCACCTGTAGAATTTGATGTAAGATTTATAGTTGATGAACCTGCAATTGTAGAAGTAAGATTTAAAGTAGCGTCAGTCGTTGACATATTTAGATCGCCTGCTATACTTATAAGCCCTGAGGATGATATAGCCATACGTTCAATTGGGCTACCATAATAACTTGTATAAAATTTCAAAGTACTAGCACCAGTAGTTCCAGTAGATGGAGAGATATCAGTTATAGCCTCTATTTTAGCCATAGTATACCCATTAGAAGCATCATCTTTTCCTGTAAATTGAATGGTACCTAACTTTTGTCCTATGTTTACAGAACCACTAGAACTTCTTATATCTAAAACTCCTCCAGTATCTTCTCCTATTATAACAGTTGGTCTAATT